CTTTCCTCAAGGTCTATTATATGCATGTTTAGTAGAAGCATTTATGTTTTTAAAAGGTCCGACAGATATGTTGACACTATATGAAAATAAGTATAAAACTTCTCTACAATCGTTTGCAGCGATGCAAATTGGAAGAAGAAGACGAGACGATTACACGGATGGTACAATTAGAATTCCAATCGAGTCAGCGCCTCAGTAACAGGAGATTTTTATGACAATAACATCGGCAATATCAAATTCATTTAAAGTAGAAATTCTACAAGGTGGACACAATTTTAACGATTCAAGTGGAGCACCTACAGGTAATACATTTAAAATCGCATTATATTCTAGTGACTCAGCAACTTTAAACAAATCAACAACAGCGTATACTGCACCAGCAGATGCAACAGCTAATCCAACAAATACTTATGAAGTAACTACAACTGCTTCTGGTTATACCGGTGGTGGAAATACTTTAGTAGCAAGTGCTGATCCAGTTTTATCTGGTGATACAGCGTGTGTTAAATTTAATACTACTACGTGGGGTTCATCAGCTTCTTTTACAGCTAGAGGATGTTTAATTTATAATACAACTTCAATAACAGGTTTTACAGCAAACAGATCTGTTTGTGCAGTTAATTTTGGTTCAGACAAAACTGTAACAAGTGGAACTTTTACAATTCAATTCCCAGCTCAAACAGCAGGTAACGCAATCGTTCAAATAGCATAGGGAGTAACTCCTTATGGCAATAGATAAAACATTTACCGTAACAGTCGATGGTGGTAAATTTGTAATTGATGGAGTATCGCAAGATACTATAATGATTGGTGCTGGTCTAACTTATAAGTTAGATCAATCAGATGGAACGAACTCAAATCACCCATTAAGATTTTCTACAACAAGTGATGGAACTCATAATAGCGGAAGTGAATATACTATAGGCGTAACAGCTTCAGGAATTCCTGGTAACTCAGGGGCGTATACCCAAATTGAAGTTGCAGCAGATGCACCATCAACTTTATATTATTATTGTACTAATCACTCAGGTATGGGTGGACAAGCTAACACAGATGGTTGGGGAAGATCTATGTGGGGTCAAGCTGATTGGGGTGATACTAATATAGTTGAACAAGGATGGGGCCGTCTTGGTTGGGGTGAAGACATGTGGGGTGATGTACCTCTTGTTTTACTTCCTGCTTTATCAGCTACAACTGCTGTTGGTGAATTAACAACAGAAGTAAAACCTGGTTGGGGTACACTTACTTGGGGACAAAATGGTTGGGGTTCAGTTGAAGCTGCACAATTTACTTTATCTGGTTTAAGTTTAACAGCAAGTGTTGGAGCACTTGCACCAGAAGATGTTGTAGGTTTAACAGGTTTAAGTGTAACATCATCTGTTGGAACTCTTACTGCTTCAACAGATCTTACATTAACATTATCAGGTTTATCATTAACTGTTTCTGAAGGATTACTTACAACTGACGATCATTCTGTTGGTTTACCAGCATTATCTGCTACAACTGCAGTAGGTGCTATAACTCCATCGGATGTAATGGGACTAACTGGATTAAGTGCTACAACTGCTTTAGGATCATTTACAATAACTTCAGATCCAGTTACAAATATAACTGGAGTAAGTGCAACAACATCACTAGGTACACTTTCTGCTTCACCAGAAACAATTCAAATTTTATCAGGACAGACAGGTACAACTGCATTAGGAACCGTTCAAACTACACAAGCTTCTAACGTAAATGAATTACCTGGCTTAGTTGCTACAACTGGTTTAAATGGAGATGGATTAGGTTTTATTTACAATAGAAGATTAACACCTAAAACAAGCGGAGGGTACACAAGATTAGTACCTAAAACTAGTGCGGGATATACAAGGAAAACACCATAATTATTATGTTTGACTTGAAACTAAATTAACAATATAAACTAACTAATTAGGAGATTTTAATAATGACATCAGCATATTCACCTCTAGGTGTAGAGTTAATGGTAACCGGCGAAAACGCTGGTACATGGGGAACAAAAACTAATACAAATTTAAATATTGTAGAACAAATATCTGGTGGCTATCTTTCTGTTGCAGTTAATGGAACAGGTAACACAAACATAGTTGTTTCTGATGGAGCAGCAACATCAGGTAATCAAGTTGCTCATAGAATAATAGAATTAACAGGAACTATCACAGGCAATATTACAGTTTCAATTCCATTAGATGTAGAAAATTTTTACTTTGTTAAAAACTCAACTTCTGGTTCACACACAGTAGAATTTCAATATGTTTCTGGTTCAGGAACCAGTGTAACATTTGGCGCAACAAGTAAAACTTGGAAAGTAATATCTGCAAAAGCAGATGATGGTACTAATCCAAATATAATTGAAGTAGAAATAGACACAGTAGGAACTCCAGGAGGATCAGATAAACAAATACAATTTAATAATAGTGGTGCTTTTGGTGGAATTACTATGGGAAGTAATGGACAAATATTAGAAAGTAATGGTACTACAGCTTCATTTGTAAATAATACTGGAGTATCAACAGGAAAAGCTATTGCAATGGCAATGATTTTCGGATAATAAACTAGAAGGAAAAAAATTATGGCAAACCCAAATATAGTAAACGTAACAACAATCAACGGTGGAAATGCTGGTTTTAATTTAACAGCAACTACAACTGCTACTTTAATGACAGTTAGTGGATCAGGTGTTATTGTTAAAGTAAATAGAATTACAGTAGCAAACGTTGATGGAACTTCAGCAGCAAATGTAGATTTATTTATTGATGGTTTAGGAAGTGGCGCAGCAGGCGTTACTACAACTGGAGCAGACGCAACAGTTTATTTAGCAAAAACAATTTCAGTCCCAGCGGACGCATCTTTAGTTTTATTAGATACGCCAATCTATATGATGGAAGGTGACATTTTAAAAGGTGGAGCGAGTGCGGCGGGTGATCTTGATTTATTTGTATCATACGACGTAATATCATAGGGAGGTAACAAGCTATGGCAAATGGCGGAATTATCGGACCAGTCAATACTGTAACTCCATCACAGTGTTTATCATCAAAAACAACTTCATTTACCTCATCAGGAACTTTAACAGCACAAGCAACAGGTAATGTTCAAGTATTAGCAGTAGCTGGTGGAGGAGCTGGCGGTGGTGGTGGCGGTGGTGGAGGTGGTGGTGGTATGTTAGTAAACTGTTCATCTCCTGTAGTTGGTGGCACAGACTATGCAGTCGTTGTTGGTGGTGGAGGAACCGGTAGTGCTTGCAAAGTTCCAGGAAATAATTCAACATTTAATTCATTAACAGCAGTAGCTGGTGGCGGTGGCGGAGCTCAAAGTTGTGCTCAAATACCAGGTGGTCCAGGAGGTTCTGGTGGAGGATCAGCTGGAGGTTTTCCAGGAACAAGTTCTCCGAGAACAGGAGGAACAGCAACAGCATGTCAAGGTAATGCCGGTGGTACTGGTGCTGGTTCAAATTATGGAAACGCTGGTGGTGGTGGAGCTGGTGGAGCCGGAACACCTAATCCAGGTTCAGTAACAGGTAGTGCTGGTGGAAATGGTTTAGCAAATTCATTAACAGGAAGTCCTGTAATATACGCAGGTGGTGGTGGTGGCGGTGGTGGTTATCCTGCAACTGGTTGTGGTGGAGCAGGAGGTACTGGTGGTGGTGGAGCTGGTGGTCAAGGTGGACAAAGTCCTCCCGCACCTGCAGCAGGTACAGCAGGTGGAGCTAACACAGGCGGTGGTGGAGGCGGTGGTGGTGTAGCCGGATCATCAAAAATTGGTGGTAACGGAGGTCCAGGTGTCGTAGTTATTAAAGAAGCTGCAGCATTTGTTCCAGCAAGCTCACCAGGTGTTTGGTCAATGAACAGCGTATATGATTTCGTAAAACAAGGAGTATGGCCAACATTTATTCCAACGTTTACAATGGCTACTAAAGGTATATTTATGGTTGCTGGTGGAGGTGGAACTCAAGCATATCCATCTGGTGGTGGTGGAGGTGGTGGAGGTGTTGTACTTACACCTAACTCTTATACTGCAACGTTTTGTGGTGAATCAGGATCTGCAATTCCAATTACAATAGGTGCTGGTGGAGCAGCAGTAGGTTGGAATACTTTAGGTAATCCTGGAACTAATAGTGTAGTTGGTTCAGCTATAAATAAATTAACAGCTGTAGGTGGTGGTACTTCCGGAGGATCTTGTTTACAAGCAGATGGTCAACCTGGAGGTTCTGGTGGTGGAGGTTATGGACAAGGTACTGGTTCTGGTGGTGGAACTACTCAAGCATGTGCGTCAGGAGATTCAGGAACATATGGATTTGGTAATGTTGGTGGAGTAGGTGTAGCGCCATCAAGAGCAGGTGGTGGTGGAGGTGGTGGTGGCACTGTTGGTCAAGCTGGTCAACCAGGTTCTGGAGGTAATGGAGGTACTGGTAAAGATGTTCAACCCGTTATGGGAGCATTAGGCACACCTTTTTATGGTGGAAGTAATGGAGTATTTGGTGGCGGTGGTGGTGCTTCAAGATGTGGAGGTCCTGGTGGTAATCCAGGTTGTGGTGGTGGTGGAGAAGGACAACCCGGAGCTAGTCCTCAAGTATTTAGACAAGGTACGTCAGGTGATACTAATACAGGTGGTGGTGCCGGAGCAGGTTATGGAATAGGTGGACCAAGCACTCCTGCAACAGGTGGTGGTGCTGGTGGATCTGGAAGAATTATTATAAACTTTCCTGATTCTAATACCGTTTCAGTTACTCCCGGAACTAATTCAGTTAATCCCTCTCCAGGATCAACAAAAACTGCAGTATTTACAGTTTCAGGAACTTTAACAGTTTCATAATATAAAAGAAGATTAATTGACACTAAGAATAAAAAATTATATAAACAAACTTTAAGGAGAAAAATAATATGGCACATTTCGCAGAATTAGATAATGATAATAAAGTCCTAAGAGTAGTCGTTGTAGGCAACGATTGCGTACCATCGGATGAACATGTTGATGGAGAAACATGGTGTATTAACTTTTTTAAAGGTGGCACTTGGAAACAAACTTCTTACAATCACAATTTTAGAAAACAATATGCAGGCATAGGTTTTACTTATGACGCTGCAAAAAATATATTTATAAGTCCACAACCTTATGCATCATGGTCATTAGATGATAATGATGATTGGCAAGCACCGGTTACTTATCCAACAATTATAACTTATGAAGACGGAACATACACACAAGAACACGTAGATGCAGACGTATATCCAGAAGGTCATGAACAAGCAGGTCAAAGAATAAATGACTTTGCTGTAGGGGATGTAAAAAATACTCATTATGAAATTCTATGGGATGAAGCAAATCAAAAGTGGACAGGAAAAGACAGAAACGATCCAATCAATAATTTTAATTGGGATGCATCAGCACTAGCTTGGGTATCCGCATAAGGAGAACTAAGATATGGCGAGCCCAACAAACAGCTCACAAAACGGCGGAGTAATAGGAGTAAATAATGCATTTACGCCTGCTAGTTGTAACCCTGTAGCTCAAAAAATAACCTCATTTACTGCATCAGGAGATTTTAATGTTCAATGTGGACCATTAGGTGGCACTAGATCTGGAGCAGTTTTAGTTGTAGCTGGAGGCGGATCTGGTGGAGTTGGATGTAGAGGTGGCGGTGGTGGAGCTGGTGGTTTTCAATTACTTACTTCTCAAACGTTATCTCCTTCAACAATAGCAGTTACAGTTGGTGGTGGAGGTTCAAGTGCTAATGGAACTAATTCAGTTTTTGCAAACCCCTCTAATCCTATAACATCAACAGGTGGTGGTAAAGGAAATGGTTGGGGTACTCCTGGAGCCGCTGGCGGATCTGGCGGTGGTGGCGGTGGTGGTGTTGGTGTAAAAGGTTGTGGTGGAGCAGGTACAGCATGTCAAGGTAATCCTGGAGGAGCTGGAGTACCCGGGTTTCCTGCGATAGCTGGTGGAGGTGGTGGAGCTAGTGCAGCAGGAGGTAATGCACCAGGATCTTGTGGTGGAGCAGGAAGTCCAGTAACTTCCGTTTTTGGCGCAGCGCCTCAACCCTTTTATATAGCAAATGGTCCAGCAAACGGAGTTTCTGTTTGTGGTACTTTTGCAGGTGGTGGAGGTGGAGGTGGATGTAATCCTTCTCCAGGAGTTTCTCCTGGTGGAACTGGTGGTGGTGGAAATGGTGGTAGAGGTAATTCTGGTGGTCCAGGAAATCCTGGAACAACTAATACAGGTGGTGGTGGAGGTGCTCAATATAATTCACCTGCCCCAACAACTCAAGGAGCATCAGGAATAGTTTTAGTTAAAGAAGATGCATTTACTGTTCCAGTTGCAGCAAGCGCACCAGGGGTCTGGTCAATGCAATCGGTATATTCAAATGTTAGAGCAGGGACTTGGACTAAACCTAATCTTATTACAATAAACACTAAAGGTATATTTATGGCAGCTGGTGGAGGTGGAACTGGAGCTCACCCATCTGGTGGTGGAGGTGGAGCAGGTGGTTTAATACTTACACCCAATTGTTTTTCAAAAACATTTGCTACAACAGGTCCCTATTTTGCTGAAACAATTCCAATAACAGTTGGTGGTGGTGGAGCTGGTGCTGGTTGGCTTTCAGAGGGTGGTAGTGGTACAGATAGTGTTATTGGTGATTCAACTAAATCAGATATTTTAATAGCTAAAGGTGGTGGATTTGGTGGATCAGTTCCTGGTGACAGTGTAGCTGGTGGAACTGGTGGTTCCGGTGGAGGTCGAGGCGGTGAAAACAGTTCATGTGGAGCTGGTGCGGCTGCAACACAGACAGGTCAATCTGGAGATTCAGGAACTTACGGTTTTGGTAATGCTGGAGGTGCTGGTAGTCAACCTGCAAGATCAGCTGGTGGTGGGGGTGGAGCAGGAGCAGCTGGATCACCTGGACCAGGAGGAGCCGGTGGAGCCGGTGGAGCTGGAAAAGATGTAACTCCTGTTATGGGATCTTTAGGTACTCCTTTCTTTGGACCTACCAATGGAACGTTTTCTGGTGGTGGTGGAGGTGCTGATTGTGGAGCTAGTGGTGGTGCTGGTGGTTCTGGCGGCGGTGGAGCCGGTGGAGGTGGTTCAGCAAACCCAGGTACAGTAAATTCAGGAAGTGGTGGTGGAGCTATAACATTAGCAGGACCAGGAGCTAATAGTGGAGCTGGTGGTTCTGGAAGGATAATAATAAATTTCCCTGATACAGCAACAGTGACAGTTACTCCCGGAGCTAACTCTGTGAACCCTTCGCCAGGGTCTACAAAAACTGCAGTATTTACAGTCTCGGGAACCTTGTCAGTTTCATAATTGATCTAGATCAATTCTTTTTATTACTCTTTACTTTAATATATAACTAAGTTATATTTTCTTTATAAAGACATATGCAATTACAGAATTATTATTACTGGTTTAAAGATGCCATACCTCATCATGTATGCGATGATATTGTGCGTTATGCAAAATCTATACAAGATCAAATGGCTGTGACTGGTAGTTACGGTGATAAAAAATTAAATAAAAAAGAAGTACAAGATTTAAAAAAGAAAAGAGATTCAGATATTGTTTGGTTAAACGAACGTTGGATTTATAATGCAATACACCCTTATATTCATCAAGCTAACAGAGATGCTAATTGGAATTTTCAATGGGATTTTTCTGAGTCTTGTCAATTTACAAAATATAAAAAAGGCCAGTACTATGATTGGCATTGTGATAGTTGGGATCGACCTTACGATAAACCAGAAGAACCTACTTCATATGGTAAACAAAGAAAATTATCTGTAACATTATCTTTGTCTAATGACAAAGAATATAAAGGTGGGGAGTTAGAATTTGATTTTAGAAACCGTGATCCAGATAAAAAAGCAAATACCCATATATTAAAAGAAATAAGATCTAAAGGTTCTTTAGTTGTATTTCCTTCTGATGTATGGCATAGAGTTAAACCGGTCAAAAGTGGTATTAGACATAGTCTAGTAATCTGGAACCTTGGATGGCCAT